ATAGGGTGTCGGCTGAACCCGATGCGGTTCCATTCTATGAATCTATGGGCTTCAAATTCTTGGGAGTGCAGAAAAGTGGATGCTCGCTGAGCATGTTCAAGATTAATGGTAACAATTTCGCCGATGGATATTATGATTTTACAGACGAAAAGATAGCAAAAGCAGTTACTCGAAGGGGTAAAGGTGGTTGTGTAAAAATCTATGTAAACGGAGAAACTCGCCTGTTGATCGCTTAAAATTGCTGTTTACTTTTGCATTTAAATCATGTATACTTGTATCTGTTAGTTAATTCCAACTAACAACAACCCAGACGATGGGTAACTAAAGGAAATTTCATAATGAATATTATCTCTAATGTTGGTGCACCTTCGCGTGCAATTCTTTACATCTTTCGCAAAAAAATTGCTCCCCATAAGATGTATATCGGTATGAAGGATTATAATAAGGGTAAAGACCCAGCCTCATACATCACTTCTGCTCAATCTGACGAATTTTGGGAAGATTATGCAGCAGGTAAACTCGAAAAAGTAACTCTGTTCCAAGATACATCTGAATACATCTCTGCTTTAGAGTGGTTTGGTATTGACTATCTTGTTAACAGCCATAGTGAACTTTCGTATCACCTGTCTTCAAACGGACATCGTGGTAATGTCAAGTTGAAGCCAGCAGATATGCAGCGTCTTATTGGAATCGTCGAAGGTACGATTGTTCCGAAATCAGATAAGAAACTCAATCGGGTTGAATTGATTGATCAACTTGTTTCTGACGTACAGAATGGAATTTATCCATCTGTCATGGTTGATATTGCTGAAGCAAAAAACTTTACTGAAAACCAAGTCAAGGGTGTTTCCCTTGATCAACACCAAGTTGATGAAATTGTGCGCCGCATGACAGAACATCCTGAAAGGGCGCGTCAAGAAATCAAGCCACTTGTCGCAACACGACTTGCTGATGGTTCTACTCGTTTGCTGAATGGTCACCACACTCGTGAAGCAGTGAGCCGAGCGCGTGGATGGAAACAGATTCCTGTTATCTATCTCCCTGTTGACGCATTTGGTGGAGAAGAAGAACGTGATTCTAACTTCAATCTCTTTGGACTGAAGATGAACCCACAGGGGTTTGTCTTATCAAAGTCCACCACAAAAGAAGATTGCGTTCGTGATCTTGAAAAGGAAGTCGATCGAATTGGTTTGGATCTTTCGCATTATCAAGAAAGAGAGCGCGCCAAAGATATTGCTATCCAAACATATGGTGGCGCAGATCTTCTTGGCTCAACTGCAGCCGCGATTGGAGTTTGGAAAACTGTCGTAAATAACTACGAAAAAAATCGTGCAGCGACTCGAGTTGGGCAAATTTCAACATACTCTGATCGTGAATTGATTGTGGTCAAACGCCAAAAAGAATCAAGTGGATATTCTGTTGTTACTGCAACATTTAAGCAAGCTGAACATGCCAAGGCACTTGGCTATATTTTGCGGCATATGAAGAATGAAGGCATGGATAAGGGTGCGATCATTTTCCATTGCAGAACTCCTGAAGAATATGCACATGAGCAAAAAGAACAGTGGATTAAAGACACATCTGATACAATCAAGCATCTCAATTTGAATGTTGAGATTGATGTGTTGCCCTGCATAAAGGGAGAAAAAGACACTGTTTATAAAATGCACTGTGCTGCTTAATTGTGTCTGTCTGTGAACGTCACTAAAATAAGACGTGAACAATTCATTCGCTGGTATGCGTGGTCGCTGAAATATGGCGATTGCGATCCAGCCGTATGGTGCACCAACTATCTCCACCAGCGATACGAACACAATGACGAAGAGCGATTGTGGTTTGCGTGGTTGTATGGTAACACATATCAACTACCAACTGCATGGGTTCTCAAGAATGAGTTCCCAGATTATGAACTCGCCACTGTGGATCGTATTCGCTGGTGGAATAGTCACAACTATAAAAGACTGAGATACCAAACAGATACAAAGTGGAACAAGGGTCATTTGCCAGCCATGTTCGAATCTTATCAAGAGTTTATTGGCAATAGAACACAACGAGAAGTTTTGGAGAATTATTATGGCGACAATGAACAACAAACTTTCGACAACCTTTGGAATAATCTTAAAAACTCTCTTTACAAATTTGGTCGTTATTCCACTTGGTTTTATCTTCAGCATCTCACTCATACTGCTAACATTAAGTGCGTACCTACTTCTCTCATGCTTGACGATTATTCTGGCTCTCGTTCACATCGCAATGGTTTGCATTTCGCCCTCGGGCAAGATGACAAATACGATTCAAAACTTACTTCATCAGAGTGCAATGACCTTGAAAGTGAAGCGAAAGACATTCTTGAAGAAACAAGAGGAAGATTTCCTGAACTCAAATTACAGATAGATTTCTTCACCATGGAGACTTGCCTTTGTTCATTCAAAAAAATCTTTCGTGAACACCATGGGCGATATCTTGGATATTATTTGGATCGTCAGTCTGAAGAAATTCAGCAAGCAGAAAAAGATGGCTGGACTGGTATTGAGTGGAATGTATTGTGGCAATCAAGAGATGAAACTCTTGATGCAAGACTTGCAATTCACAACGCAGTCATCAACAAAGAAAAGTTTACTTCTTATGTAAGAAGTGGTAGAATAGATCGTCTTGAGTGGATGTTTGACGACGAAACCCCAGCACAACAAGGACTAGAAGCATTATGGTAAAAGTGATTGCAATGGGTGGTGAACCAGCAACTGGCAAGACCACTCTGATGTTTCGATTGATTTCAATGGCTGATGATTGGCAAGTTGTAAAGCCGCAGAAGTTACTTGACGCAATGTATTCCAAGAAATTGAATCTGTATATTCTTGGTAAGTATGCAAACGATGGTAATGTGTTTCAGGGAACAGATCGTTTGTCTATGGCTGTTCAACCAGACGCAGAGAAATTCTTTTCTGAACTATGGTATGAAGAAGGTGCGAAGACAAATGTTATCTTCGAAGGCGATCGTTTGTTCAATGGTAAACTTCTGGACAAACTCTCAGAATGGTTTCCGAATTCATTTAAGGTTCTTGTTCTAACTGCATCACATGATACCAAAGAACAAAGACATGTCGATCGTAAGGATGATCAAGATGATAAGTTTAAGAATTCTCGTGCGACAAAAATCTCGAATATCATGGGGTCGCTGACGCTCATGGACTATATAGAGACAATGGTCAACGAAAATCTCGATGATCAAACTAAAATTCTTGAATACATTAAGAAATTTTATAACTGGAGTGAATAATTATGCAATTAGAAGTCCCTATTGAGAAACTACGATCATACAAGTTATTCGTAGCAACCCCAATGTATGGCGGTGCTGCTCACGGCATGTATGTAAAGTCTTGCCTAGATCTGCAATCTGTTTGTTCGCAGTATGGCATTGAAGTTCGTTTCTCGTTTATCTTTAACGAATCGCTCATTACTCGCGCTCGCAATTATCTTGTAGATGAGTTCCTTCGCGCAGAAGGTTTCACTCATATGCTCTTCATCGACGCTGACATTCATTTTGATCCACGAGATGTGGTTGCGCTTCTTGCGCTCGATAAGGATGTAGTCGGTGGTCCGTATCCGAAGAAGTCCATTAAGTGGGGCGCAATTAAGGAAGCCATCAAGAAGCATCCTGATCTGGCTGTTTCTGAAATGGAAAAATTGGCTGGTGATTTCGTTTTCAATCCAGTTCCTGGCACTGAGAAGTTTAGTGTTGCTGAACCAGTTGAAGTTCTTGAGATTGGCACTGGCTTTATGTGCATTAAGCGTGAGGTGTTTGCTCGCTTCAAGGATGCATATCCAGAGTTGCGTTATCGCCCAGATCATGTCGGTCAGGCAAACTTCGACGGCACTCGTTACATTCATGCATACTTTGATACAGTCATTGATCATGGTCGTTCTGACCGTTATCTCTCTGAAGACTATATGTTCTGCCAATGGTGGAGAAAGATCGGTGGTCAGATTTGGCTCTGCCCATGGATGAAGACACATCATATTGGAACATATGCATTCACTGGTGATATGCCAGCCGTTGCCAATTTCGTCGGATCTCTATAATCGTTTATGATTGTTGGACTCGTAGGCTTCATTGGAGCAGGGAAAGGCACAGTCGCAGATCTCTTGGTAGATCGTCACGATTTCTTCAAAGAGAGTTATGCAAATAGTCTTAAAGATGCATGCTCAATCATCTTTGGTTGGAATCGTGAGATGCTTGAGGGAAATACGCCAGAGTCAAGAGCATGGCGTGAGCAAGATGATCCTTGGTGGTCTCAAAAACTCGGTAAATCATTTTCACCAAGATTAGCACTCCAGCTAATGGGCACAGAGGCAGGGAGGGATGTTTTCCACCCTGACCTCTGGGTTCATACTGTAATGCGCCGCTGTGAACAAGCACCTTGGAATAATTATGTGATTGCTGATGTGAGGTTTCCAAATGAAATCAATGCTATTAAAGAGTCTG